AATTGTAGCTAAGTTTAAGGTTGTTTGGTCGCTTGAAAATGATCCGCCGCCTGACATATTTTTCTCCTGTTAAATTGTGTGTGGGCCGAAGCCCACACTTAATTAATTAATTATGCTGATTCAGCACCATCATCAATAACGTGATACCAAATATAACCTTCAGCAGAACCTGCACCACCGGCACCTGTTCCTGTGATTTGTATTTTAGCTTGATCAGTAGCACTGAAAATTGCACCAACTGCTACGCCTTGTTTATTGTTAGCTGCACCACTTGCACCTGGGAATGAAAACCCTGGAAAGTATGTTCCGATTGCAGCGTCAGTAGTTGCACCACCGTCTACTAAAGCATCAGGATCTAAAACTCCTGCGCCAGAAGATGGAACGTTTACTAAACCTAAATCAAAAGTATTAGCTGCGCCTGCATTTGTGCAAGTTACTTGTACTTTAGATATTAAAGCGTTTGCCGGTATTAAAACGTCTGTTAAGTTAGTTGAAGATTTTGTAGCACTTCTAACGCCCGCTGTTTGAAAATCAGCGATGTGAAATTGTGCACATACTTCCATAGAGCCAGCAACTGAACTTCTTTTGCCGTCTCCGTTTTCTCTTACATTTCCTGTAAATGTAGTATTTGCCATATTATATTCCTCCTAGAATACGTAAATATAATTACCTAGGGTATATCGCCTATACGCGTTTATATTTACTGTTTGTATTAATGTATAGTGTGCTTTTTATACAACACTTTTTAGTAGAGTGCAAGAGATCCTGTAGTGTGGAGAGTGTTTTCCAACGATGTAGCTTTTGATTAAGTAGCTACAGAAACTTGTGGAGCGACATCATCAATTTGATTTTGTCTATGTGCAATAGCTGCTTCTTCCAGCTTAATGTCAGTAATGACTCTTTTTACTTTGTCATCAATCTTAACCATCTCAAGAGTATATCTATTATTATCTAGATGCTCCTGTTGCCACTTCAACTCCAAGGACCTTTTTTGTTTGTATAGGTCTTGTATCATCAATAACCTCCTCATAAGTTATTCGATTTATCTCGTTATTATAGTTGTTTCCGAGATACTCCCATTTTATACTCTTTTCTCCTAGCTTGTCAAGTATTGCTTTTTCAACACTTTCAGCCGTATCTTCAACATGTTCAATAGTAAATACTGCATGATGATCGTAAGCCCAGATATTTATGAGAGTCTTTTTCATTTACACACCTTTATATGTAATAAAGGGGCCGTTTTAAGGCGGCCCCTAAAATATTAATTATTAAATGTCAGATCCGAATATGCCTCTTGGATCAGAGAATCCAAATACATATCTTTCTCTAGCTTTGTATCTAACGTTACCAGTATCAAAGTCGCCTTCCATAGAAGTTTTGATAGGTGATCTAACGAAATGTTTAAGACCATTAGGAACATCAGTTTTAATGAACCATTTTTTATTAGAAGTTAAAAAGTGGTTAACTGTGTAACCTTCAGGAATCATTCCCATATTTCTAACTGCATTAATGTCATTATCTGCAGTACCTGTTCTACCTTCAGACTTCATAAGTCTGTCAGCAGTAAATTGAAGTGCTGAAGGAATAATTAATTTCATTCCTCTAGACGCAATTTTTAGGCCTCTTTCATCAGTCATAGCTGCGATGTCAATCAAAGCTTGTTCTAATGAAGTTTCGTTTAAGTCAGAAGCAACTGCTAACTCATTACTGAAAGTTCCAGCAATAGTTGGGTGATTCGTAGCAAATAATGCTACTCCGTCACCACCAGCAAAGTTTGCATTGAAACCATTGTTCAATACAGCTGCTGCTTTAACTTGCTTAGTGTTTGCCATAGATCTTGCTAACGCTTTTGTATATCTAGACGCAAGTCTGTCATACAAGTTATCTTCGATAGCTTCTTCTGTGATTGCAAACGCTAATGCGATTGTTTCGTTAGTGTAACGTGCTGTGAAAGTTTCTTGTGCATCGTCGAACTGAACGCCTTGGCCTTCAGGTTTAACTGACGCATTTGCAAAACCAGATAACATTACTTCTTCTTCGAAAGCTCTGTCAGATGATTCTGTGTCAAAAATTTCAGCATGCTCGTTAGCATACGATTTGTACTCTAGTCCGAATAAAGCATTCAAACCAGGTTCTAGTTCTTTAACTAGTTGTGCTCTTGATATAGCCATAGTTTATTTCTCCTTATTCGCTATTAGTTGTACAATGCTGAGGCTGGTTGAATAACAACGACAACTTGAGCGCCTGCAGTTAGCAGATCGTCTTGTTCTTCGATGTTAGCATTTCTTACCATTCTAAACATTCCATTTGTTGCACTTGCGCCGTTAGTCGCTACTGAAAGAGTAATTCTAGACAGTCCGTCTATAGCGTCGCCATCAACTTCATCAATTGGGTTGAAGAAGTTTACACTATTAAGTAATGCTTGAGCTGCTGCGGCAGAGCCGGCAAGAGCTGCATTTAATCTAACAGTATATTCTTGTGCAGGGTTAGTATTTGCAAAAGCAGTGATATTATCACTACCTGTGTTGTAGTCTTTACTTGTTGTAACACCAGAAACAACTGAGTTTGCAAAAGTTGGTTTTCCAGTAGAGTCAATATAAAAAGCTCCGTTGAAAACACCAGCAATCAAACCAGTATTCGATGTGTTATTTGCCCAAGCTTTTCCACCTACGACTCCATCATCCATCGTTGCTTGCGCAGCGTTTTGTAGGAATCCTTGGTTACCTGCAGATTGTATATTTACAGGATCACCTTTGAAAGTAGATTTGCCAGGAGCAGTTTGGATTTGAAATTCAGACTGACCACCTGTAGCTGGAGTATTTCCAACTGTCATAGTCTGTCTAAAGCCAAAACCTTTTCTATCCGATTGTAGCATATGTTTTTTCCTTTATTGTGTACCTGCCCCGAGGGGCCTCCAGTACGGATTTATTTTATTTTTGTTGGACTTAGAAATTGCTAAATAACTATTTCTTTGTACCACCAAAAGTTACACGAGTTTGCCTTTCACTATTGATTGGCATACTTGGGTGCTGGTCCTTCAAAAGATCGTTGTTGATAGCATCGTCTTTGTCTTGAGTCTGCTTGTCGTAATAAGCTTCAATCTGCTTTGCGATCTCTTCTGGTATCTTAGCCAGCAATAAGCCTCCTACTCCGATAATTCCCGCATACTTACCTGTGGTTTCAGTTGGAAAATCTTGATCTGGATAATCTTCAGCTCTCACTAATTCATATCCTTCTCTTAAAGATGCTGCTACGTTTTTCGTATCGTTGAATCCCATAGTTTCAGCTCTTATCCATCTGTGTCTATACCCTGCAGGTGGTTCGGGTGCATCGAGTGATGAGGGTGGAGTCCAAGTTTTTGTAGCTGTTGTTTTAGCTCTTGTTTGACTCGCACGTGAGGTTTTTATATCTTCGTTTTTCATTTTATGCTCCTTCCGTGATTTTTAATTGTTTTGCATAATCTTCTAATGGCACGCCTAGTCTTTTAGCAATTGCTACCTGTGATGGCGAGAGTTTCACAGTTTTATTTTTGCGTCCAGTTGAGCTCGAACGTCTAGCTGATGCTACATTCTGAACAGGTTTTGTTCTTTCTGTAGTTGAACTGTCTATCTTATCAAACTTATGGGGAAATTCAAGTCTTATTCTTGAATCTACTTCTTCATAATATTCGTCAGATTGAGGGTCATATCCTTCTTGTTCTACAAGCGTTTTATGTAGATCAAAAGCAGTATGAGTCATAGCTGAATCACTACCAAACCAAGTATTTTCTCTAGCCCAAGCTTCTGCTTTAGGGTCAGTTTGTTGTCTTCTTGGTGTAGGTGCTTGATATACAGGTTTTTCTTGTTTAGGAGTTTCTTCATTAAGTGTTTTTAATGCTCCTAATCTTGATGCATCTTGTGCAAGTTTAGCAATTTGTTCTTGTGCTGCAACTTGACCATCAACATCTCCTGCTTCAATAGATACTTTTAATGCTTGTCTTGCAGCATCCATATTTGTAGTAACTCTTGATTCAAACTCTTTTACGTAAGATTTGTCTAAGTTAGAAAGTTTAGATTCCATTCTATCTTTATCTAATTTAGCAGCTTGAGCAAATTGAACAGCTTCTTCTCTCTGTCTTTCTGCTTCTCTCATTTTACGAGTTAATTTAGCAATACGTTTTTGAACGCCATCACTATAATCTTGTAGCTCATCTTTATCTTCTGGTTTTTTAAGTTTAGTTTCTCTTTCGTTTTCAAAAGATTTATCTTCGGCAGGTACTTGTTCTACCTCAATAGTTTCTTCTACAACTTCCTCTTGTTTTACCGGTTCTCCTTTATCATCAAAATCAATATCAGCGCCGACAGTTTCGCCAACGTTTACTAATTCTTCAGATGCTTTTTTTGTTTCTTCTGGCATAGTTCCTTCCTATGTTAAATTAAATGAAGAATAGATTCTGGGTCTTTTACAGTTCCTAGAACTTCATCATCGTTAAGTAATCGCACTTCTCCACCTTCAATTGGTAATCTTGAACCCGCGTAACGTGCGAAGATAACCCAATCTCCTTTTTTGCACCAAGGTTCACCAAATTTATCTTTGTCCTTGTATGCTAAATCTCCCATCTTTAAAACATAACCACAAGTAGTTGCGATTCTTGCTTTGTCTAAAGATTCTTGAGAAAATAATATTCCGCCTTTTGTTTTTTCTTTTGGTGTAAAAGGTAGAACTAAAATTCTATAACCAACAGGTTCAGGTAGTTGATCTACCGTTTCTGTTCCTATGTTGTCTGGATGTAAAGGCTCTTTGGCCTCTCCTATATTTCTAGCTTCTTCTTTTTTTTCTTTTTCGTATTTTTCTTGAAGTGCTAGTTTAATTTTGGGTGCTTCTGTCTTTTCCGTTTCCGATGTCGATAACGTTTCCTTGCTCATCTTTTTGCTCCTTCGGTTTTAGCAGGTTAGAGATTTCCTGTAGTGTTAATTGTATAGCGTG